AGAAGAACTATACCGCTGTAGCTCATTAAGAGTACGGCGATAGTCAGGAAAGTACTTTTCGATAATCTTTGCAAGAACCGCTTTATCATAAGTAATACCCTCTAGTGTTAGAACATTCTCCATGCGCTTCATCAACTGCATGGCCATCTTAGACTTCTCATCATTCTTCAATGCAAAGTCAATGACAGAACAACGAGAGTGAAGAGCATCAATCAGCTTGGACTTGAAGTTGCAAGTGAAGATGAATGTACAATTCTTGGCAAACTCTTCGATAGCACCACGCATTGCTGCTTGGGCATCGGGAGTCATATAGTCTGCTTCGTCTAGGATAATGACCTTCTTACCACCAGTTAGAGACACAGTGGATGCATAGCCACGAATTGTGGTTCGTAGCATATCAATACCACGATTTTCGGAAGCATTGATATAGAGATGATTGATACCAATCTCATCACACATTGCTTTCGCTACGGTTGTCTTACCGACACCCGCAGAACCAGTTAACATGAGATTTGGAATTTCTTGCTTCTCTACATATTCCTGAAACGGCTTCTTCAAGCGATCAGGAAGAATACAATCTTCAATAGTTTTCGGGCGGTACTTCTCGACCCACAGGAAGGATTCGTTCGTCAATTTCATTCACCATTTTCTGAATTAGGAATTTAGCGCCTTCACCACCAAGCTGCTGAATATAAATCATCTTGGCAGTAATCATCATGCTGGAAGCCAACATCAATACATCTTCTGCATTATCGCACATCATGATCTGCCTGTCAATAGGCCTCATGAGTTCTTCCATTCTTGCGATCACATCTTTTGCCATTACTTAGACTTTCTCCATTTGAAACCAAAGCAAAGTTCTTGCATCTTTCGATGGAACCAATTGGGCTCATTACCCTCAACAGGAACTAAGACAACAGAACCAGGACCAGGACGATCTGCATCACCAAAGAGATAGCATTGCCAATCAGACCGCTTCGGCATACTGCTAACAGCGGTAAAATAAACGCTGTTAGCATCAGCTACATAATCGGAAGGTTTATAACTATAACCTACCATTACTTCATCACAGCGTCATAGAATTCTTCGAACTGACGGTTCTCTTCCTGCTCTTCGTTATAGTTGGACTTGAAGTAGGCCTTGGCCATACGGCGAATGATCTTCTTGTCTACACCAGTCTTATCAACAGCGCCATCCAATGCGCTCTTCTGGAAGTCACGCTCAGAGGCTACGCGCGTCATGCTATCATTCATTTCACGGATAGCATTCTTCAAGTCTGTCTTCTGAGTTTCAGTGAGAGAATTGATACTCACGAAAGGCTTATTGTGTCCGATACCAGCCATATTACTTTGTCTCCAATGCGATGAAATACTTAATCTTGTCCTTGAATGCGCCACTTGTAGCAGTGAACTTGGCAAATGCTCCAAGCTGAATTTCTACATCATAGTCACCAGGAACAAGCTTGATGTTCTCGACCTTAAACGATGCGATGAAATCAGCACCCTTATAATCATTCAACTTGAATGAAGCGGAGTTTGAAGTATCATTGGCCTTCTCATGTGTCTGCAAGCGGATCTCTCCATTCTTACCAACAACTGAGAGATGAGTAAGATTGTTCATTGAAGCAAGACGAAGGAGCTTTGATAGAATAGCATTCGTCAAAGCGAAGCTAACATCAGTTTGCTTCAACTTCAATTCCTTATCAGGAGGAGAAACGATAAGGTTAGGCGAACATGAATAATAGTTGAATGCGATATCGCCATCATTCATCATAACAGCATTTTCAGTAAAGCTCAGATCAGGATTTCCAAGAGTAGAAACATTACCAAGGAACTGATTGAGATCATAGATACCGAACTGCCCAGGAATAGCATCCTCTATTTCAACTTCAACAAGAATGGACTTCTCAGGAGAAATTGTCTTCTGGACATTTCCCTTCTGCAAGACAAGCCCGGAATTGATTGCAGAAAAGTTCTTCAATACACTCAGGGTGTTTTCACTAATCTTCATAATATAATCTCCAGTGTTTTTAGTTTACGCTGCTAGTATAGCAGACTTTTGCGGGCCTGTAAAGACTTTTAGCATGTGACCGATATCAGCTTCAAGCATGGAAATGCTTCCATTGTTATCAAGCTGATAATCCATAATCTCACCTGCCCATGCCCATTCCGAATAATGGATTGTATGACCCGACATATAATCAGTATTCTTTTCTTTGTTAGCTCGGACAGCATCATTATACCAACCAGGATCATGTCCGCGCACGACACGAACAGCAAAGCCACCCTTGCTACGCATCCATTCTATCTCATTTGGAAAACGAACATCTGCGATTACAACATTCTGGTACATTTCCATCTTACGCTCAAGAGCATAGACCCAAACATCTTTATGAAATACATTACGACCAGCTTCCGTACCCATCAACTGTAGAGCAAGACGAGGAGAAAAATGTTCAAAACCAAAACGATTTGCCCACCATTCATCATTCGTCTCACGAAACTCTCTGCTCTCTAGAGTATCACCTTCGAGGAGAGACCGCTGCCATCCGAAGATGGCAGCAGTAGCGTCCTTAACAGCATCCGCAAATGAAAGCTTTACGAAGCCGTGTTTCTCAACTAGAACATCAGCAGCAGTTCCTTTACCTGAACCGATGAATCCTATAACACCAATGATCATTATAGATTTCCTGTATGATTAGCGATTGATTGCATATTACCTGTGAAAGCATAAGAGCCGACATGCTGTGTCTTCATCCAAGGGCATAACCAAATCTGACCGCCCATCTTTCTCCAATACTGACAGAACATATAATCTTCCGAGAGATAGCGGTGAGAGGCTGTCTTCTCTGCTTCCATAAACTTCTTACCAGCCTCACTTACATCTTCACCATTTGAAGCCTTCAATACGAGAGAGTAAAGGTCATCGTAAGTGTAACCATTATCCATAACAGTATCAAAGTATGCGTGAATGTAACGTGTGCCATCGAAGTTAACTTGACCAATATGATCAGGCTTATAGTTCTGCTTAGGATAAGCTTGTCTAAACTTATCAAAAACTTCTCTCTTGACCATCATGTAACCAGTACCAAGTTCAAGAACTTCAAGAGGCTCTCTTACACTGAACTGATTTGTTCCTGGAACAGGATTGAAGACATAATCGCCAACAAGATTTTCAAGTTCTCCCGGACTGATTGTGGGATTCTTGACCATAGCTGTTGCAATATTCTTCCAGTTGATAGCCTTCTTTGGATAAGGAGCGCCAATAACGTCCTTGTCTAAGGCCAACATTGCAAGAATGTCTTGCGGTTCAAAATGAATATCGGAATCGATAAAGAGTAAGTGTGTATAACCAGAACGCAAGAATTCATCTACGAGATAATTTCTTGCGCGAGTAATTAGAGATTCGTTGAATAGGAATGAAAAACGATTTTCAATTCCGTATTGAAAACATAGTGCTTGAAGATCAAGACAAGCCTTCATGTAAAGACCATGATTGACACCGCCATACATTGGTGTGGCAATGAACAACTTGTTCTTTCTTAGGTCTTCAACTTTGATTGATAATTCCATGCGGGTACTCCATAATAAAAAAAGTGGGAAGGATACTAGTATATAGTATCACTCCCACTCCGTATCGTTAATTAGGCAGCAAAACGATAAAACATCTTGCGCTTACCGTTAACAGTACGGTAGTTGCTATAGATGGTCTTGCCTTCAAGGGTGCGTAGGTCATACACACGCTTGGAAACGCTGGTCTTCGGAACACCGGCCAGACGAGCGATCTGGGCAACAGTGATGCCAGCACCCTTGGTGTTCTGACGGAGAACCTTAGCGACCTTAGACAGTTGAGACATTCAATAACTCCATAATAAAATAACCGCTTTGTTGGAACAGATACTATGGCGCGGTTGTCTACCATAGTATCTGCTATTATACACTAGGCTATGCCCAATGTCAATTAGAAAGCGATTTCATCCTCATTCGTAGCCTTCACTTCTTCCTTGACCTCAGCCTTCGGAAGAACCTTTTCGTCCAGCTTGGCGTAGAGATCAAAGAAGCCAGTCTTGGTATCCACATCAAAGCGATTGAGACAGAGTTTGATTGCCTTCTCACGATCCTGACCGAAGATGGCGTAGGCTTCGCAGATATGAACCAGTCGGCGAGTGGAGATGATATCGGAGACCGCACCATCGTAGAACGCCTTACGGATCATGTCAGCCCAGTTGACCAACTTGTCAGCAAAGTCCTTGTCCTCAATGCCAGAGGTCTTCAGGACATTGTTGAGGATCTTGGCCTCAGTCTTGGTCGAGGGATATTCCTGCTCAAAGGTGATGCTGAAACGCTCAAGGAAGGCTTCGTTCATCACATTGGTGCCGATGAAGTGACCATCGTCCGAACCCTTACCCTTGGTGTTAGCAGTGGCCAGAATGTTGAAGCCAGGAGCCGGAGTGATCACACGGTTGATCTTCTTCAGGTAAACGGGCTTACCCTCGAGGATCGGCTGGAGACACATGAGCTTGGCGTCACCAAGGTCAACCTCGTCCAGAAGCAGGATAGCACCACGTTCCATGGCCACGATAACAGGGCCGTTCTGCCAGACAGTCTTACCGTCCGAGAGACGGAAACCACCGATGAGATCGTCCTCGTCCGTTTCCTTGGTGATGTTGGCGCGAACAAGCTCACGACCTTCCTGAGCGCAAATCTGCTCAATCATCATGGTCTTACCGTTACCAGACAGACCGGTGATGTAAGTCGGATAAAACTTACGAGACTTGACAATCATTCGAACGTCCGGGAAGTGACCGAAGGGAACATAACCAGACGCCTTAGTCGGCACCAGATCAATACCAC